GACGCTTGCCTGCCGTCCCGAAAATGAACGAGTCAATCCGCTGGAGCGTCTGAATCGCGACGTTGCCCTCGTTGAGCCGGAAGGCGCATTCATGGGCGTAGCGACCGAGATGCTTCACGCTGACCTGATGGAACACGCCGATGATGCTGCGTTTCAGGACGGCAAAGACGCTCTCGATGCCGTTCGTCGTCACGTCCCCGGATCGGTAGCGGCCGAGCGAGTGATTGATCGTGCCGTGGTTGTAGAACAGGGCGCCGACACCGTCGTAAACCGGCGCTTCATCAGTGTGGATGGTCGAACCTTCTTCGATGTTCCGGTAAATCGCGTCCCGGACGCCTTCCAACGTCACATCGGTGGAGACCATTGCCAGCGTCCGGCCACCCTTGCCCCGCTCCCGCATCGCCAGCACGGGCGCTTTGCCGACAGGACCACGGCCCAGATTCAATTTCTTGTTCGCGTGCTTGTTCCGTTCCAGCCCGCCGACGTAGGTTTCGTCCACTTCCACGATGCCGCGCAGCTTCCGCATGTTGCCATGACAGGCTTCGCGGAGCCGGTGCAGCATGAACCACGCGGACTTCTGCGTGACGCCGATTTCCTTCGAAATCTGCACGCTGCTGATGCCCTTGCGCGCGGTCACCACCAGATACATCGCGTAGACCCACTTGTTCAGCGGAATGTGCGACCGCTCAAAGATGGTCCCGGTCCGCACGGTGAAGTCCTCTTGGCAGCGATTGCAGCGGTAGAACCCGCCGCGACGCGCCGTCAGTCGGTCCTGCTTCCCGCACACCGGGCATGTCGGCCCGTTCGGCCACAGCCGCGACTCCAGATACAGCCGCGCCGTCTCCGCATCTGGAATGATGTCGAACAGTTCGTAAACCGAAACGGTGGTTGGTGGCATTTAGGCCACCACCTCGCCGCCCTGACCACCGCGAAGTATGCGGCTCGGCCAAGTCTTGGCCGTCCATGCCGCCCACTTCCGAGCGGCCTTCAGGGTCTGGAAATACCGGCTGATAACCGGCCCGTTTTCCGTGACGATTTCGACCGCGTAGAAGTTGTTGGCCATGTCGGCCTCCCTCGAAAGCGGTTGGCGTTATTGCCAACCGACAAGAGAGATTCTAACTCAATTTACCAAGGGAGTCAAGTATATAGTTCCCTTAGGTTGGGCCGTCTGGTCCTTTGGAGGAAGCGGTGAGGCTCACTGAAGCCGAGTATCAGTCGCTTGCCCAGAAGCCGCGTGTTGTCCAGCGTGGTCAACAGGGGCCACCGAGACAACGCCAGAAGCGCCCGAGCAAGGCGACGAACACGCTGCTTCGTCACTGCGAGCTGTCAGGCGTGCCGCTACCCGTGCTCGAGTATCGCTTCTGCGAGAGGCGCTGGAGGTTCGACGCGGCGTGGCCTGAGCCGCAGATGGTGGCTCTCGAGATCGACGGCGGCGCATGGACGAACGGCCGGCACACGCGAGGCGCGGGCTTCATCGCGGACTGCGAGAAGCTGAACGAGGCTACGTTGCTCGGCTGGCGCGTGATCCGGGTGACGCCGCAACAGGTGGAGAATGGGAAGGCGCTGGCGCTGGTGCAGCGGGCGCTGGGAGGGCATACGTGAACAGCTTAGGCATCAACGAACTCAAGGCGCGGACGTGGGCGTTGTTGCTGCTGTTGCTGGTTACGCTGTTCACCAGCCAGTGCCAACTCATAGAGCTACAGAACCGAGTCGCTATTATTGAGGCCAAGCCATGAGGGTGCAGCGGGCCTTCGGGTGGAATGAGGGGCCGCTCGCAGACGACGGCGTGCGCTGGCTCCAGAAGCAATCGGGATGGGCGCGCATGGCGGCTCAGGATGCGCCAGACGGCGAGCGGAAGAAAGATCTGCTGCGCGCACACCGGATCTATGAGTCCGCGCTGACGGAAGCTACAGGAGCAGTCATGACGGTCGCTGAGTACATCGCCGCCCTCCAGCAGTTGCCGCAAGAGGCCGAAGTGGTTAGGCAGTCTGACTATTTTGGGCAATACGAAGGCCCAGCCGACTCGCCATTCAGTGAGAGCGTCCACGCGGGCCGAGGAGTCCAGACGGGATTGTGGTTCGACTGCACAATCCGGCTGGGACTATGCCCGGGTTGCCGAACTTGCGCGCCTATCGTCCAGGTTGTGGTCATCTAAACCACCACCCCTAGTGTGTTCAACGTGGAACACCACCACCCCTAGTGGATCTGGTGTATAATCGTGCGTGGACGTGTCTGCTCCCCAGCAACGCGACCTATCCGATACCGGAGTGCTCACCCTGGAGCAGCCGGTCGAACTGTGTGCGGATGGGTTCCCCGATGCGATCCAGTGCGTGCGCCACGTGCTGTTCAGTCTCGGGCTTGAGGACGTCGGCCGAGACATTCTTAAGCGCGTAAAGTCCAGGCTCGAGCAGCGTCTCGCCGACTACCTCTGTCCACACGCGCTCCCTCGCGATGAGCAGCAAGCGATGGCCCTCCTCAAGGGCATGGGCGAAGAACTCCTCACGGCTGCGAACGCCCTTGATCACGCTGCCTCGGATCTAAGGGACGCCGGCAAAGGCCACAGAGCTGGCCAGACGAAGCAAATCGCTACACGCCTCAAGGCCGTGGCTGAAGGGATGGCCTGAGCGTGCCACTCGCCCTCGCACGCGCCTGTGCCGTCTACGGTTGCCGAGAATCGAGCCCGCACGAACACGGGGCACAAAGGCGGGCCGCCCCCGAGCACCACGCCCTCTACGGCACCAAAGCCTGGAGACAGTTCCGCCAGCACATCCTCGCCCAGCGCCCCTTCTGTGAGCCATGTATGGCCAAGGGTCTTCCACCAGGGCTGCGCTGCTCAGAGTTCAATGCTGGGCCTAGTCGAGACATCCACCACAAAGTCGCACTCCGCAACGGAGGTGCCCAGCTGGATCCTGCAAACGTCGAAGCGTTGTCGCATGCGTGTCACTCGAGGCTGACGAGGCGCGGCGAGTGAGCAGAACTCACCCTGGTGGCTCGAGATTCTGCCGGGCTCACCGCTCGCGCAGCGCGGACCTGCCTTTTACACATGCGGACGAGTTACGCAAGGCTGCGGGCTATGGGGCGTAGGGGTCCAGCGCCGGCGCCGTCGTTGGTGAAGCTGGCGAAGGGGGAGCGCCGCCCATCGCGGGTGAACTATGACGAGCCGGAACTGCCGACGCCTGATGAGGGCGAGATTGAGCCGCCGAATGGGCTGACTGGTGAGGGGCTGAAGGAGTGGAATCGGCTGATCGCGGTGCTTATTGAGCGCGGCGTGCTCACGTCGGCCGATCTGCGGGCTTTTGAGGTGTACTGCCGGGCGCTGACGGATCTCCGGGTGTACGAGGACAAGGCGAAAGAGGCCGAGCCGGAGTTGGCGATCGCGAAGGGCTACCAGGGCATGGTGGTCAAATTGCGTGCCCAGGTGAACCAACTCGCGCAACAGTGCGGCTTGACACCATCCAGCCGGCAAAGCGTGAAAGCCACGAAGGGCCAGACGAAACAGGCGGATCCCGCCGCGAGGTATCTGAGTGCCATCCCAGGCGGCCGGCAAGCGTAAGCGCGGCGCAGCCGCCGTGCTCGAGCCGCCCTTGCCGTGGTGGGGCGATGGGGAGGCTCCGCATGTCCGATGGCCTGGGGTCACGATCCAGATCGACGCCGTCTGGCACGAGGGCCGCGAGCGGTGGGAGTCGCCTGACGGACGGTACTACTTCGACCGCGAGGCGGCAGAGTTCACGGCGGGGTTCTTCCCGACGTGCCTCCAACATCACATCGGGTCGTTCGACGGGAAACCGTTCGAGCTGATGCCGTATCAGGGCTACTTGGTGCGTGCGCTGTTCGGGTGGAAGCGCGCGAGCGACGATCTTCGGAGATTCCGAAAGGTGTTCCTCGCGGTACCGAAGGGCAGCGGGAAGTCTCCGTTCGGCGCTGGGCTCGGGCTGTACGGTGCGTTCTTCGATGGCGAGGCTGGCTCTGAAGTGTACGCGGTGGCGGCGGATCGGAAGCAGGCCGGGATCGTGTTCGACTCGGCCAAGGTGATGACGCAACGGAACGAGGCGCTGAGCGAGCGGTGCGAAGTCTGGCGCGATTCGATCAAGCTCAAGGGATCGACGGAGTGCTTCCAGGTGTTGTCGTCAGACGCCAGCACGAAGCACGGGTTCCGGCCGCACTTCATCATCTTCGATGAGTTCCACGCGCAGCCGAACCGGGATTTGTTCGACACGCTCTATCGCGGCATGGGGAAGCGACGTCAGCCGGTACTCGTGATGATTACGACGGCCGGCGACGACGACGAGTCGATCTGCTTCGAGGAATGGGATTACGCCAAGCGGGTGATCTCTGGCACTGTTGACGATGACACCTACTTGCCGATGGTGTTCGAGTTGCGGCCGGACGAGGACTGGTCGGATATTGAGCGTCTCAAGCGCGTGAACCCTGGCTTTGGGTTGACGATGCGCGAGGACTACTTCGTGTCCGAGATCGCGGCGGCGAAGGCGGAACCGCGGAAGCGGAACTCGTTCATTCAACTCCACGGCAACCGATGGGTCAATCAGGCGACGGCATGGATCCCTGTGGAGTGGTGGGACGCTTGCGACGGTGCGCTGCCGACCGATGCCGAGTTGGCTGAGTGGCCGGTAGCGGCCGGGCTCGACCTCGCGCAGAAGTACGACCTCGCGTGTCTTGCGTTGACGTTCCGTAAGCGCCTGAGTGCGCCGCTCGAGGCCGAAGTCACCGCCGAAGATGCGTCAGGGACCGTTACGAAGCGCGTGATTGAGTTGAATTACGCCGTGGCGATCGTGCCGTTCTTCTGGATCCCAGAAGACACGATGCACCAGCGGGAGCGGGAAGACGGCGTGCCCTATTCGCAGTGGGCGCAGGCTGGCCTGGTCACGCCGACGGACGGCGCGATCATCGACTACAGCCGGATTTACCAGGACATCACGACGAAGATTTTGCCGCGGTTTCCTAGGCTCAAACAGGGCACGGTCGGGTATGACCCGGCGTTCGCGACGGACTTGGCGACGAACTTGCGCGACCGCGCCGGCCTGCAAGTCTTTGAAGTCATTCAGAACTACACGCACTTGTCCGAGACATGCCACATCTTTGAAGCACTCGTCAAGGCCAAGCGTGTGACACATGGGTCTCATCGCGTCCTTCGCAACCACGTCGAACACGTCGCGGTGAAGCAAGACGACGCCGGGCGGATGCGCCCGGTGAAACCGAAGAAGGCTGGCAAGCACATTGACGGCGTGGTGGCGTCACTCATGGGCCTGAAGATGCTGGCGACCGTGCCGGACCAGCCGGCCTCATCGATCTGGGGGTTTGTCGTTGGCTAACGCTCTCGCAACCTTGGCGCGTCCGTGGACATGGCTGCGCTCAGTCTGGCAAACCGGCTTCAGCCCATCGGCCTACAACCGGGATCCGGAACTGCTGAAGCTCTGGGCACCTGGTGGGATCTTCCACGATAGCAGCGGATCGGCTGGGATTGTGGTCACGCCTGAAATGGCGATGACCTTCTCGGCCGTCTATGACGCGGTGAACCAGATCAGCTCTGATGTCGCGAAGTTGCCGTTGAATTTGCACAAGCGACTGAAGACGGGCGGCAGCGAACTCTACACCGAGTCGAAAACGTTCCGGCTGTTGAAGCACGAGCCGAACCCAGAAATGGGCTCGATGACCTTCCGGCGCCAGATGATGGTGTGGGCGCTCACGAATAAGGGCTGCCTCGCGGAGATTGTGCGCGACGGCGCGGGTCGTCCGGCTGAGCTCTGGCCCATAGAGCCGCACCGATGGGAGCCACACCGCGACGAACTCAAGGGCGGGAAGCTCGGGCCGTTGCAGTACTTGGTGGATGGCAGCGTGAAGTTGTCTGACCGCGACGTGGTGCACGTGGCCGGGATCGGGCCGTCGCCGCATTGCGCGTGGGGGTTGATTGACTTGGCGCAGACGGCGATTGGCCTCGCGCTGGCGTCCGAGCGGTTCGGGGCGAAGTGGTTCGAGAACGGCTCGCGGTTTGGCGGGCTGCTGCTCACCGATCAGATTCTCAACGAGGACCAGCGGAAGGCGCTGCTCGCGGCCGTTGAGGCGTACCACAAGGGCTCGAACAACGCGAACAAGTTGGGCGTCTTTGGCGGCGGGTTGAAGTATCAGGCCACCAGCGCGAACCCGAGCGAAGCGCAGATGGACGAGCTGCGCGATCGTCAGGTGATGGAGGTGGCGCGGTTCTTCAACATGCCGCTCCACAAACTCAAGGTCAACAAAGAGGGGTCCGTCTCGTACGCCTCGGTGGAGATGTCCGATCTCGACTACTACAAGGGCTGTCTCCTGAACTGGATCACGCTCTGGGAAGAGGAATACAACCGGAAGCTTATCCCGCCGAGCGAGTCGCGGCAGCAATTCATCAAACACAACGCGAATGCGTTCCTGCGCGGCGACATTCAGAGTCGGTACAACGCGCTGGCGGTGGCGCGGAACAACGGGATTATCAACGCGAACGAGTGGCGGGAACTCGAGGACATGAACCCGCTGCCAGGCGATCAGGGCAACCTCTACATCGTGCAGTCTGGCTTCGTGCCGATGGACAGGCTGCAAGAGATTGCCGACAAGATAGCGAAGCCGACGCCGGCTCCACAGCCTCCACCGTCGAACAATGCGCCAGACGACGACGCCGAGGCGAAGGCGGCGAACGAGCGCGCGGAACGTGCCGAGACGATGGCGCGTGAGGCTGAACAGCGCGCGGCTGAGTTGCGCGATCAGATTGCGGCACTGGTCGCCAGTGGTTCAGACGACAAGGCCGAGACCGATCGGCTGCGCGCGGCTGAGCACGCGGCGACTACACAGGCTGCGGTGAGTACGCAGATTGCCGAGCAGGCACGGGCTGAGGCCGCTGCGCTGTCGGCCGAGCGTGATGCGGAGCGGCAGGCTCGGGCTGAGGCCGAGGAGCGCGCGACGGCGCTGGCGATTGCGGCCGAAGCGGCGACGGCTGCGCGGGCGGCGGCGGATGCGGCTCACCAGCAGGCGTGGCAGGAAGCTGAGGCGTTGCGGGCTGCGGCGGCAGAGGCATATGCGCGCGCCCATGCGGCTGAGTTGGCTGTGGTGGCGGGTGAGCGGGCGGCAGCGTCGGCTGAGGCGGAACAGGCTCGGGCATACTCCGTGACGGCTGAGGCGAAGGCGCAGATCGCCGAGGCTGAGCGCGACGAGAAGGCTGAAGCCGCCGTCACAGCGGCGCTGAGAGAAGCGGCGGCGATCGAAGCGGAGGCAGAGGCTATCGCGGAGCGTGACGCGGCACTGACGGCCAAGGCGGCGCTGGAAGCGCAACGGGCGGAAGCGGAGGCGGCGCGGCGCACGGCTGAACAGTCGGAAGCGTCCGCGCGTGAGCAAGCCGACTCGGCGCGCGAGTCCGTGACGGCGCTGGAGTCGGTGATCGCCACGCTCGCTGAGCGCGTGACGGAACTCGAACTCGTCGAGCAGCGGTCACAAGCACAGGCCGAACAACTCACCGAGGCCCAGTCAGCCCTAGACGAGGCCAACTCGGCGCTCAATGCCGCCAAACAGGCCCAAGTGGACGCTGAAGCGCGCGAAGCAGCCGTGAAGCAGGCCCACGAGGCACTGATTGCGGCTGAGACAGAACGGGCTCGTTCTGGACGGCTCCTAAGGGCGGCGCACGACGCGGCGGTGCTCGCCTCTCACCGCGGGCTCGTGGCCGATGTGGTGGGCCGCATGGCCCGACGTGCCGCGGAACAGGCGCGGGCGAAACAAGCCACGGCCGAGAAGTTGCGCCGCTGGTTCAATAGTTTCCCGGCGATGCACGAGGCGATCTGCCTGGATGCGATGTTGCCGGCTGTTCGTGTCTGCTTGGCGTGGCGCGGCGTGGTGGAGCAGTCCGAGACGGTGACGGCTGCGTTGGTGGCCGAGCACCTGGAGCGGTTCGGGACGGCGATCCGGATGGCGCTCGATACGAACCCTGAAGACTTCCACGCCGTCTTGGACCGGGCGCTCGAGCGCTGGGAGCAACACGAAGCTGACCGCGTGGCTGATGCCGTGCTGGCTGAGGAGATCCGACATGTCGCTGAGTCTTGAATACGCCATGACGCACCGCGTCGGCGCGGGCGGGCTGCGCGAGACCTGTCAGCGGCCGGCGCCTGTGGTTGATACGTCCTTGCGCGTCCGCAAGTGGTCGGGGCAGTCAGAACTCTGCCAGAGCTGCCAGGTATTGCCGAGCGTGCGCCTGAGCGCGTCGCTGGCCCTGTGCTCGAAGTGCCATACGCAGCGCCAGATCCGGCATGGGCTGATGCCATCTGATACGGCCTGCTTGAAGGCGCGAGCGGCGCCGCAGGACGACGCGGCGCCAGCGGCGACGTTGCGCGGCATGGCGATTGTGTTCAACAGCCCCAGTGAGGATATGGGGTTTATTGAATACTTCCGTCCGTCGGCAGTGGACCGGACCTTCGCTGAGGCGATTGATTTGCGGGCGCTGTGGTCGCACAACACCGAGGTGACGATCGGGCGGCTGAGTGCCGGCACATTGCGGGCGCGGAAAGCCTCGGGCGGCTTGTCAGTCGATATCGACCTGCCGCGGTGGGCGCACACCTACGCCGAGAGTGTGGCGCGTCGGGACGTGACGCACATGTCGTTCGCGTTTGAGGCGCTGTCGGACGATTGGTGGCTGGAAGACGGCACGCCGCACCGCGAAGTGACTGACGCGAGGATTTTTGAAGTGTCGCCAGTGAGTTGGCCGGCCTATCCGGCGACGACGCTGAAGACGACCGAGCGGGACGCGCGGGCGGAATGGCTCATGGAACAGCAGACAGCCGAGCGGCTGAGGATGGCGCGGTAATGGGGCAGCGGACCGTGAAGGACTTTCGGCGAGAACTGCGGAAGGCGCTCAGCGCTCCTGTGGCGGATCTGATCGAGCAACACCAGATCCGCATCAGCGCGCATGCTCAGATTCTCAGGCGTGGCTTCTGGGGCCGTCTCAAGTGGCTGGTGACGGGCCGTTGAAGCGCCGCGGCCGTCCGGCCCTATGCGGTGAGCCTATGCACCCACTGACGACACGTGTGCCAGAGTCCATCTCAGACTCGGTGCAGCGGATTGCGATTCGTCGTGGCGCGTCAGTTCATGCCGTGGTCCGCGAGGCGCTTGCGGATTTTGTAGCAAGAAGTATCCATCAGAAGACTAATCGTCCACACTAATCCTGAACACCTGACGTCTCGCGATCCGCCCATGCGGCGCGAGGCCGACGACATCTTGTAGCCGCGACTCCCAACTACTTGGGGCGCAGCGACATCAGGCGAAGCCGACAGAGGCATTCGCCCGACGTGGCTGCGCCCCTTTCGGTTTATGCGGTCCCTCGGGCGACGAGAGGGACCCGCAGATGAGCAACATCAACGAACTCCTGGAAACCAAGAAAGCCAAGGTCCAGGCCGCGAATGAAATCCGCGACCGTGTGTATAAGGACCAGTCTGGCGAGTGGCGCGGCGACGACACGGCGAAGTTTGACGGCCTCATGGCCGACGTCGAGCGCATCAGTTCGGACGTGGACCGGCTGGCGAAGCTGGACGCGGCCGAGCGCAGCTTGGCCGAGGCCGAGCAGCCGCGTGAGCGCCGGACCAACCACGAGAAGCCAGTCGAGCGCAAGACGCGATTCGGACAGCCGAGCGCCGAAGATCGCGCGCTGGCGTTCCACGGATGGGCGTGCCGTTCGACCGCGGAAGGCGAAGACCTCATCACCGACCGTCACCGTGAGGCGGCGCAGCGGTGTGGCATCAGCCTCGATCAGAAGAACCTTCGGATCCGCTTGGCCTCACAGGCTCCGCGGTCGCTGGATCCCGCCGATGTGCGCGCATGGGAGCAGCGGTTGACGCAGGTGGACGTGGTCTCGCCGGACCTCGGTGGTCACTACACCGTGCCGGACGAGATGATGAAGCCGCTCGAGATCGCGCTGTTGCAGTTCGGTGGCATGCGTCAGGTCGCGACGGTCTTCCGGACAGCGACGGGCGCGGAACTTCCGCAGCCGACCATGAACGACACGTCGAACTCGGGCGCGTTGCTCGGTGAAGGCAGCGAGCATACCGAACTCGACACTGAGTTCAGCCAGCTCCTCCTGCACGCTTACAAGTACACCTCGAAGCGCGTGCCAGTGTCCGTCGAGTTCTTGCAGGACAACGCGGTCAACTTCGTGGGCCGCATCGGCGGAATCCTGGGCGAGCGCATCGGGCGCATCACCAATGCCCACTTCACCACGGGCACGGGCAACTCGCAGCCGAACGGCATCGTCACGGCGGCGACCACGTCCAGTGTGACCACGGCTGCGGCGACCACGATCACGTACGACAACCTGATCGACCTCAAGCACTCGGTGGACCCGGCGTATCGCGACGGCGCGCGGTTCATGTTCAACGACACCACGTTGAAGCTGATCAAGAAGATCAAGGTGCCGCAGTTCTCCGGTGACGCGAATGGTCAGCCGCTCTGGCGCGCTGGTCTTGCCGCTGGCGAGCCGGACACGATCGACGGCGATCCGTACACGATCAATCAGCAGGTGGCGTCTGGCTCGGGCGCGAAGGCGATCGTCTACGGCCTCCTGAGCAAGTACCAGATCCGCGACGTGCGTGACATCACGCTCGTGCGGCTCGACGAGCGGTATGCCGAACTCGGCGTGGTCGCGTTCCTCGCGTTCTCGCGCCATGACGGCGACCTCCTTGACGCTGGGACGCACCCGGTCAAGTACCTGACGATGGGTGCGTAAGCGCCCACCGACTGACTAGCAGCGTTAAGAACGAGCAACGCGCCAGCGTGATCCCCCTTTCACGGCTGGCGCGTTGCTCAACGTGTATCAGAAATTGACATGCTGATTCGCTTCCGCACCTCCGTGTCGTCTGACCGTGGCGCGTTCGTCTCGGGCCAACAGGTGCAGGTGCGCGCGTTCCCGATGGAGTGGCAGGGATGGCTCGAGGCGGGCGTGATCGAAGTGATCGCGGAGGACCGGACGGAGCGTGCCGTCACGCCAGAGCCGGCGCAGGCGGCGGTACTGCCGCGCGGACGCAGACGCGGTGAGCGTTCCAAGAAGCTGGCCGAATAGCACGGTCGCGATTCTCGCGACGGGGCCAAGTCTAACGCGCGAGGATGTGGAGTCCTTGCGCGGTAAAGCGAGGGTGATTGGCGTGAACGACGCCTATCGGATCTGCGACTTCCTCGACGCGCTCTATGCCACCGATGTCTCGTGGTGGATGAAGCACGAGGGTGTGCCGTCGTTCACAGGGCCGAAGTGGACGGTGCAGCATTCGACGTGGCGCGGGCGCGAGTCGCGGTTCCCGAGCGTGGAGCGGTTGGGCAACACGGGCGCCAACGGCCTCGAGACTGACCCATCAGGCATCCGGCATCACCACAACTCAGGAGGGGCGGCGATCAATCTCGCGTACCACTACGGCGCGGCGCGGATCCTTCTGCTCGGCTACGACATGGGCTATCGCAAGGGGCAGCCGTCGCACTTCTTTGGCGAGCACAAGGGATTGGGCCGAACGACGAACTATCAGAAGTTCATCGACTCGATCGCCACGATGGTGCAGCCGTTGAAGGCCGCTGGCGTCGCGGTCATCAACTGCACTCGCGGCGGGCGGATGACCGGCTTCCCGCGCATGGACTTGGCTGAGGCGCTTGGGGCGTCTGAGGTGGCCGCGTGACGCTGTCCCTGTGTTTCGCCTATTACCGAAACGCCGGGATGCTCCAGCACCAGATGGCCGTCTGGGCGGGCTATCCCGACGATCTGAAGGCGCAGATCGAAGTGCTCGTGGTGGACGACTCGTCACCCGAGCCAGCAGCCGATGTGCCGCGGCCGGAGGGGTTGCCGGCGCTCCGCATCTGGCGCTTGGCCGACGTGAAGGATCCGATGACGCCGCCGTGGCGGCAAGACGCCGCTCGGAATCGCGCGGCGCACGAAGCGCGCGGCGAGTGGCTGTTCCTGAGCGACATGGATCACGTGTTGCCGGCTGAGAGTCTCCGGCAGCTGCTGGCGCTGATCGCGACCGGCAAGGATCTCGTCTATTCATTTTTCCGGCTTGACGCGCCGGACCTGACACCCAAGAGGGATGCGCGAGGCAATCTGCATCCGCATCCCAACACCTACGCCATGACGAAGGCGCGGTACTGGACCGTCGGCGGCTACGACGAGGACTACTGCGGCATCTATGGCACGGACGGCTACTGGCGAAAGCATCTGCTGAGCCAGTCCACACTGGTGCAACTCGGCGACGTGTCGATCATCCGTTATCCGCGCGAGGTGATTCCCGACGCGAGCACCAGGGTAGACCGGAATGCGTTTCGTGATAACCCGCTTGTCAGGCGTCGCATCAGCGAGAAGACGGCCGCGAAGCAGCCCGTGACGGTGTTGTCGATCCCGTGTCGGCAGCAGTTCCCAGAGGTGGCCGCGTGAGCTACATCGGGCCGCAGAAGGTGTTCAGCCACCTGGACCGGCTCGCGGGCTGGCAGGCGGGGCATCGGCCGGCGCCGGTCACGGTGGAACTCGACCTCTGCAACCGCTGTTCGCTGGGGT